TGTATTGCATGGTGTCCTTTGCTGTTTATGTGTTTATTATACTGGTTCTTGGACCAGCTGTCAACTACTTTTTGGAATACCAAAGTAAATTTTAGGGGAATACCATAGTAAATTTTTGTTGTTTTTAAGCCACAAAAAAAGTAATACAAATGTACTACCTTTGATTGCTTACTTTTTAAGCAGTTTAGCGAAGCTCTGCATCTTCCATACCGGCTACCCGCAATTTTACAACATTAGATAGTTGCCATTGCTTGATGTCAAGTGCTTTAGTAAGACCTAAAAACTTATTACGAACAAGTGCAAACTCATTCACAATAGCATCCATGTCACATACTTCCGGTTCGCCATCTACATACTTTTCTGCATCACGGCTTGTTAGCGCACGATTGTAATGTTCTGTAAATTGGCGAAACTTGGCACTGCGAATCTTACGAAGCTGAATGTTAAGTTGTTCTAGTATAGCTTCAATTTCTTGAAGCTGATTGAATCGATATTCTACAATGCCTGGCATTTCTCGGCTGGCTTTTTCTAAACTACCAACTAGCTTTAATTCCATGCGGCCTTGAATTAGTTCGTTTTCAAACCACTCAATGCAATCAGGAAGGCAACTGAGGTCTGTAACAACCTTCCTATACCAAGTACTCATTAATAGTCCTCGTCTTCGTCTTCTAGTTCTTCTTCTTCAATGTCACCAAGGATTTCTGCAAAGGCACCGTCAAGTGCAGAGTCAGATCCTTTGGCATCTTCTTGTGCTTGTTCTAAGTTGACAAAGTCCTCTGATGCTCGCAAATATGCCAGTGCGGCATCTGGGCGTTCTTTCTTGTCAATGTATGGTTTAACTGCTAACCACATCTCGACTAGCATTTCTCCCGATGTATCACTCATTGTATTTTTCTCCATATATCCACCTTTAGTGGTCAGCGATACTTAGCTGACTTTTGTTTGTTGTGTTGCCATTTTAGACAAATACTCTTCGCTTTCAATCCACTTGTTATTAACAAGGAATCCCCACTTGCGTATTTGTTTGCCTGGCATGAATAATGTCCAAGGCGTTACGCCAGGAGCAAGCTCAATACGATGATAGCTGTTAGCGCCACATATACGAAAATGGCCGGGTCCTCTCCATTTACGTACTTCACACGATTTACTACCATCTGCGTTAAATTGTGGAATCCATTCATAGTAGCCGCCTTTCAGTATTAAAGTAGCGTAAGGCCATGGATGATCATGCACGTCATCGGGATCTGATTTAAGGAACTTGTGTAAAAACACATTAAATGGAAACCTTGTTCTGTCTTTAAGGAAAACATAATATCTTTCTAATAGTGGTTCATCTGCACGACGGTCCATAATAATACGGTGTCGTCCTAATCGTTGCATAAGTTTTTTAATCATCAAAATCCCCATTGGCGATTGTTAGATTGTACGCAAGGAAAATCTGCGTATCTTAATGGTTGTGGAGCTGTCTTGACGCGATTGTCCCACTCATGTACCCATGTCTCTACTTCGGGTCTAATTTGAGTGAGCCACGGTATTCCAAGTGTGGTTAGTTCTTGTTTTACATAGTTTAACATACTAACAGGATGATGGTGGGTGTCAGTATAAATGTCGTTTGGATTAGTTCTTGACCAGTTTACCTGTACAGTATGTGGTGGTGGGTATCCTAGTACATCTAAAATTGGTGTAGCATCAAACTTTGGATTAAAAACTTCAATTACCTCATCAACTCTATTCCACATATCATTGGTAACTGGGTCTTTGCTAGCACGATACGGTTCATTCCAATGCATATTAAACTGAGTTTGAGTAATACTCAACCCATCTAATGCCGCACGAGTTGCGTTAATTAGCGAACAGTCGCGCAATGTATAAAATTCCATGTCTGCATATTTTTCAACCCAGTCTTGTGGGTATGTGCTTTGATTGAAAATGTTGCCAGGTGTCAGCCACGATCTGTCAACAAGTCTATCTTCCCTTGACATAGTACTCCAGGATATAAACGCATGGTCTCCTGCTTTGAGCAGGCCACTGGCAATAGCATGTTGCACTTGAATGGCGATGAATAAATTTCCTACTCCGGGCATACCCCAGTTATCGCCTTCTAGACCTGCTTCGATCTTAGCTTGCTTTAACACAATATCAGCCCAGGTGGGCCAATGGTACTTGGTAAAGCTACAGCCAAATGTCATTACTCTCATATTATTTTTCTTCTGCAAATGCATTTAGGATGAGGTATACGCCATCATCACTTCTTTGTATGCTAACGTCTTTACTAAAGCCAGCGTAGTGAAAAACACCTTGCTCGACTCTTTTAAAGCAATCAATCATAATCTCTGGATCACCCATGACATCCGCATGGATCATTTCCTGCTCATACAATGTCTGTAGTTGTTCAATTAGATCTTTAATTAGCATAATATATTGTAACAGAATTTACTGTTAAGGCCAATGGGGAGTTTCACCAAGTAAGACACGAATGGTTTGGAACTCTTTCCAAGCATCTCGATACATTGAGTTTTCGTGTAGCAATTCTAAATGTCGTTCTTTGTTTTCAATAAAGAATTGTGTTACATCACTTGGTCCGCCTGTGTACCCGCTTGAGGCTCGAGATGTATATTTGCGATTGGCGTAATCAATTGCATGATGTATGTCAGCTTCCATACGTTCCAATCTTTCAATTGTACGTTCGTCCAGTTCAACTTGATAAACTTCTTCAGTTGTTGTAGTATATTGTTCAGACCAGTCAATTCGGCCGTCTTCGCGATCATTGCCCCAATTCATATACTTAGGCGGATGAGCGAGGCGCAAGGTGTGCCGACCAACGATCTTTACACCTTGCCGTCTCAACCATTTTTCATGGTCAAGTGCCATTTATTCCTCGACTACTTCAGGAGCTTCTGCTGGAACGCTCTTGTCAAAGATGTGTGGGTTAGCAGTAATGTCAGCCATTACACGATCCAAACATCCGTCATCGTTGCGTTCCCAGCCCTTGCGGAACTTCTTGATAATCTCACCATCAGCTGTTGTGTAAAGTAAGCTATTGCCTTCCTTCTTCAACATGCCTTTGCCTTCGATTAAGTCAGTCAAACCGCTGTACGGGTTCATGCCTGTTTCGTAAGGAATCTTAACTTGTACAGATTCAAAAGGTTTAGCATAACGTGTTTTCATGATTTTACATGCGGCACGAATACCTTTAACTTCTGAAACTTTGTTGCCGTCTTCGTCTTCCTTTAACTTCAACTTACGCATAGCTACAACAATAGAACTTGCATAGATAAAGCCTTGACCACCGGAGATTTTATCATCTGGGTCAAACATATCTTGCGATGCGTATGTGTGGTTGGTTGCAACTAGACCCAAGTTCAAATCACCAAACATGTTTACACAGTTACGAACAAGTGCTGTTAGTGCTTTAGGCTTACGACCCATGTCACCTTTCATGTCACCTGCGTTAAACTGGTTAACGTCTGTTGGTGTTAACAACATACCAAGAGAGTCAAGTACAAACAAGACCTTTGGGCGGGTGTCTTCTGGCATAGCTTTGTATTGTGTAACGAATTCGCTAATCATCTTAGCAACGTCGTCAATCATGGCCATGTTAAGTTTTAGCAACTTATCTTCGGATGTGTCAACGCCCAAGGCGTGCAACCACTTTTCATCCAATGCGTTTTCTGTGTCGATTAGAATTGGAAAGATGCCTTGCTTTTGTGCATTAGCAACTAAGTTGCCAGAACAAATAAAGGACTTACCTGCACCAGATTCGCCAGCGAACACAGTAACCTTACCCATTGGAATACCACGAGTAAAGTCGCCACTGATCAAATAGTTTAGTGCATAGTTGTTGGTAGAGACCCAATCAGTTGGGTCGTTAAAGCCTACTGATAGGCCTTCAATTGATTTCGTAATACTTTTACGAAACTTTGATACGTCAAATGCTTTTGCCATTATATTCCTTGTAGATGAAGTGGGAGAGCATCATGCTCTCCCGTGTGTCAATTAGGCTTGACGGCTACGAATCATCTTAAGGATGTCGTCAACACTTGGCTTTGCGCCAGCTTCGGCTGCTGGTGCCGCGGCTTGTGCAACTGGTGCAGGTGCTGCCGCTTGTGCAACTGGTGCAGGACGAGCCGCAGGAGCTGCCTTAGGTGCTGGAGTATCCTCATCTGCTTCACCAGCTGGTGCGTTGGCAATCTGAACGCCACTTGGACGATAGAACTTGCCCCACTGCTCTGGGTCGTATAACTTGCCTTCAACCGAAGCTTCGAACATTTCAAAGATTGCTCTTTGTTCGTCGATGCCTGGACGCTTTGGCATGAAGTCGTTCAAGTTGAACAAGCCGTGTGTGGCAATTGCTTGCAGTTCTTCTTCATTCAAGCCACGCTCTTTACGAGCCCAACCAGAAGTAGAGTAGTCAGCATAACCACCTTTTTGTGTCTTGTTCAAGCGGAAGTCTGTACCTGCTTGGTAGTCTGTAGGAATATTTTCCATATCAGGATCCATCAACGCTTGCTTGATAAGCGTAAAGATTTGCGGGCTAATCACAAAGCGACGGATTGGATTTTCTGGAACGCTGTCTTCTTCCATTGGGCTGTTTACAACGAAGCCTTGGAAAACGTACGAACGCTTCTTCCAGTATGTGCGGCCAAGTGCTTCCATGTTTGGATCCTTGAACCATGGACGGATAGTGGCATGTACTGGACATGTTTCGCCCCACATTTCAACGCAAGGTACTTGCACAAAGACTTTTTTGTTTTCGTCTTGACCAGCGACACCAGCGAATGGGATCTTGATCATCTGACGTTCACGCCAAAAGAATGTGTTTGTTTCGTCTGCGTCTGGGAGGAATCGAAGTGAGGCCGAAGTGCCTTCTGGGATGTTCCAGTGTGCGTAAATGGAATTGTCTCCACCACCTTGTTTAGTACCACTGGATTTTTGTGCTTGCTCTGCTAGTCGAGCGCGGATTTCTGCTAATGTTGCCATAATGTTTTACCTTTAATGAGTTAAGTTTGAGTGTTAAGCCCTATAGCGGACTAAAACAACACATGCGTTTTCTTTGTGCATGTGTTGTATTATACTTATGACTGTAGATTAAAGCAATAGGCTTTTTAGCCGTATTTCGGACAAATTAGCCAAAAAGGCGATTTAAGGAAGCTTCGAGGTCAGCAACTGCCTCAGACACCATGTCGTTAGGTTTGATTGGTGCTTGGCCTGGCTCGTTGGCTGGAAGTTGGTATTCGGTGATACCACTTAGGTCGCCTGTACGTGCGGCACGTTCCATCATGCGCTTTAACATAATGACTTCGTTCTTACCGCGGGTACGGATATTGGATACTTGATCCGTTTCTTCTAATCGCTTGCTCCAGCGTAGAAGTTCCATAATGTCTTTGCGACGACGAGAGATTTCAACAATCTTAGTACCCATTTCGTCCCAAGGCTTACCACCAGACTCAACGTGTAGCGCCATAACTCTAGCACCTAACAAGTGGTTGTATGGGAAACGGAAACGCTCGCCATCTTTTTCCACAAACAGAGCTTGAATGTTTCGGCTACGTGCGCCAGGCTTTTCCTCAGTTACGGACTTGGTGTGAGCCAAACGGATCTGTGTGCTACCTAATGGATGGTAGCTGATCTTTAAACTGTTACGACCTTCTGTAACTGTTTCTGTGCGGTGGGCCATTTTCTTTGGTTCAATTTCACCTTCGTAGCTACGGATAGTTGTACCGTACAAATAACGTCTAGCAACTGCTTGGACACGTGGTTTGAATTCAGTTTTAAACCACTCTACGTCAGTGGTGCTTGGATCATACCAAACTTCAACGTCAGTATTGTCGTAGTTGACCATGACCATGATGTTTTGATCTGGCACGTATTGATAAACTGCTTGCTCTTGGTCAAGAGTGCCTTTACCATCTGCATCTTTAAATGTAGAATTGTGGCTCACCCCTGCTACTGTAGCGGCTAGTTCTTTGGTTAGTTGTTCTCTTGTAGGCATAGTTATATTTAGTTATAGGAAGCCAATTGGCATTGGTCTTAATACTTCATCTGTACCTGCATTTACAAGCCTGTCATACGTGCCTGTGTCCCAAGTCATAACAACTTCTGTCATACGTAGCACTAATATAGTTGCCATAACTAAGTCATCAGTTTCCCCTTCTTTAGCGGCAAAACTGGCGCCGCGGGCAATAAAGTTCTTTAGCTCACGTAGCAAGTTATGACTATAAATTGTCATCTTGTCGCTTTCAACGTAGTTCTTTAAACGCATACACGCTGTAATCTTAGTCTTGTGTGTTGTGTTAAAACCTCTGCGACCGCGACTTTGACCAGCACGACGAATTTCCTGTACAAATGTACCCGGGATATGTTCTTCCCCAAATTCTCGAATACTAATTAAGGCCGCTTCACCGATGGTGTTATTTTCAACTGACCAGTATAGTTCAACGTTGCCTTTAGTTTCATCTTGCATCCACTTTAAAATAGAAACAAGTGTACGAAGCTGTCCTTGGATATCAGTTTTGTTGTGTTGCCATTCTGCTACTTGTTCTAGCTCTGGTAGCTTAAACACTTGGATCGCGGCTGGATCTCCACCTGTACCTAAACTTGGATCCCATCCAATAACGTATGCGCTTTGCTGTTGCGGATACTTGTAAATACGGACTTGGCCCATCTTACCATTTGGGTCTTTGCTTTCCATTGTAATCAACTTCATTGAGTTGACTAGTGTTTCGTCAGCAATAACGAATTCACATTCGTGTTCACGCAGGAATCGTTCTTCACCAATTTTGACACGTTCTGTTGACGCCCATGCTTCATCACGATCTGGGTGTGCGCTCCAAATAAACTTGATACTAGCAAAGCCGTTACGGCCTAGCTTTTGCGGATTACCATACTCGTCAATGTTCTTGGTGGCATCTTTCCAAATACGAGCAAACTGGTCATCATCTTGGTTGGGCGTAGAAGTGATAATACACTTACCACCAGTTGATAGTGTAGGTGAAATAGAAGTCCAGAATTCGCTAGCAATACGCGGCTTGACGAATGCAAACTCGTCACAATAAATTAGGGACAATGACATACCACGAGCAGTTGTTTCTGTTGTGGTAGTTGAGATAATACGGCTACCGTTGTCAAAGTCAATGCTACCTTTGTTATAACTTGTAGCACCAGCTTTTAAAAATTCAGGAAGTGTTTCGTATGTGTAACGAACACGTTGCATAATTTCTTGTGCGCCAGCAAACTTGTGTGCGGCAATAAGAATAGTTTGATCTGCCATGAACATTGCTCGCCAAACAAGATAAGCTGCCGCACATGCAGTCTTACCCATCTGACGACCTAGCATGTTAATGCTATAGCGATTCTCATGATAACACATAATGAGTTCGCGTTGATAATCAAACAGTTTAAATTTTACTTTACCTTTAGTAGGGTGCTGTACCCAACAATAGTTGTCAATGAAGTACACTGGATCTGTAGCACAGATGGCAAGTTCACGGACATGTTCGTCCGTGAACTTCTCTACTTTGAAAGGTGTCTTTACAAAAGTATTTTCAGTTGGCACAAGGGCCTCCTAATTACTTCTTACGGCTGATAGACTCAGCAACAAACTTTCGGTATTCGCCCATTGCGTCTTGGAACTTCTGCTCAATTGTAGATTCTTCTAGACCCATTGGATTTTCACCTTGGTTGTTAGCACGGTTTGCACCGTATGCTTTATTACCTGCGCCGTCACCTTTGCCACTTGGTAAAGAATCAAACTCAGTTGGCTCGTTCATTGAAGTGCCTTCTGGGCTGTTCATTAGTTTGCTTTCAGCAAAACCAGATAGCTTCATAATGCGACCTAGTTCGTCTGTGTATGCTTCACCTTCATATACGCCTTGGCCAAAAACAGAGTTAGTTGCAGGAGCTTCTTCCTTGACTTCTTTGTCTTTGTCTGCCCAGTCTGGTACACCGTCACCATCAGCATCTGGCTTCTTGTTGTCGTTTTTGTCGTCAGACTTATCTTCAGCTGGCTTGTCACCGTTCTTCTTAGCAATCATTTTTGCAAATGCGGCTTTTTGTGCGGCGCTTTGTGCTTCGTTAGTTACACCAGCTAACTGAAGAATACGTGCTGTTTCTTCGTCTAGCTCTTCTGACTCGCCAACTTCTTTCTTTGCCGCTTCGTCGTCAGCCTTTTTACGAGCTTCTTCTTCGCTGTCAGTTTCTGTTCCGCCATATACACCAGAACCAGCTTGGTGTGTTAAACCAGTTGCAGTTTGTGTAACAGTACCACCCTTGGAAGTGTATGACTTGTCGCCAACTGCTTCTTCAACGTCGTCTTCCTCTTCAGATTCTTCCTCTTCAGATTCTTCACCGTTTTCGATTTCATGATCGTGCATGTCGTGATCGCCATCGCCATCATTATCGCCTGGAACTTCAGCTGGAACTTCGCTAGTTGCTGGTTCTGCACCAACATACATAACTGCTGGCTCTTCGGCACCTGGCATTTCACCTGGCATCTCAGCAGGACCGTCGGCCGCAACGCCGCCAACTTGGATACCTGCTAGCTTTAAGATGTTAGCAATTTCATCGGCGCTGTCTGTTGTAACGCTAATGTTCTTGCCTGGCATGTTAATGGTAACAGTCATTGGGCCTTCGCCTTCAGGAGTTTGACCAGTTACACCAGCCATATCATCCCAGCACTCACCGATGCCTTCTTTGGCAATACGGATGCTTTCATTTACTTGTTTCTTAGTCATTATTTTTCTCCCTTGCCTGGAACAGCAATGTTATTTTGTTTTGTACCGATCGGGCTAGTCTTGCCATCGGCTGGGCCTTCATAGTCAGGTCCCGATGTGATTTTACCAACGTTTTGTGTAATGTTAGCTTTACGCTCTTTGCCAGCCTTGTCGGCTGCATCTAGTGTATCTTGATTGTACTTGTCACCTACAGTATCGGCACAAGTGCTACCAGCATCCGAGTCATTACCAATTAGTGTCTTGTATTCACCTTCTGGTTTTTCTTCTTCGATTTGCTGTTCAATTGGTTCATTGCGGCCGAATACTTTAAGTAATCCGTCTGTAATGTACATTAGACTTTTTAGCTCGCCTTCCAAGACTGGAGGGCTAACTGGTAAGCGTGTTACTACATCAACAATAACAATTTCGTGACCACCAAGTTGTGGAAAGTCCATTGGCACTGCTTGCAACATTAGCTTTTCTGGGCGGCCAACTTCTAGTGCATCATACTTTTTCATATGGCGCTCTAGAGATTCTAGTTGGCGATCTGACGGCTGAAATGCCATCTTAACACGGTAGCGGTGTTCGCGCTGTAACTGATTAATATACTCTAATAGTGTGGGCATAATTAAATCCTCTCATAAGACTATTTATTATGACCAACGCTCTTTAGGATTGCTTGCACGATATCATTGCGATTTCCCATCAATCCGCCCTCTGTTGCATCTAATACGTTACCGGATTCTGAGCTTTTTTCCTCTTTGTCCATACGTGCTTTACGCAACTGCAATTCAACCATTTTTAGCTTTTTATCTATTTTGGCTGTTTTTGCATCAACTGCTGTTTTCAACAGTTGGGCGGCAACTTCAAAGATTTTGCCTGCATTTCTATCATCTACGTTAAATCCCAAATCCATCAAACGCTCGCTTTGTTCTTGCGCGGTGTTTGCTAACTTGTCTAGCTCACGCTCTGCTGTTGCCATGTCTGTTACAGTAGGCAATGCAATATCAACACGGTTTGCCATGTCAATGGTAGCAGTAGCTACATCAAGCTGTTCCTGAATTTCTTCAGAAACTTCTGGTTGTGTGTGGTCTGAAGCAGTTGCTTCCTCAATAGGTGGGAAACCAAATACTTCTTCTAATTTCTTAGTCATGTAACTACTTATGACTTATTTGCGGCGTTTGCGTGTTGGATTAGCGTTATTGTAGATGTCTTCTTCCGTTAGGATACGGAATGTTGCGCCCATGCGCTTGCACCAGATTTGTGCGGCTTGCCACTTGCACATATTAAGTGCTACAGCCATCTTTTCTTGCTGGCTACGAGCAAGTTCCATAACTGCTTGTGCTTTGGGTTTAATTTCAATGAGTTCAGCACGATTAACTCCATTGACTTGGTACGTTACTAAAAAGTCTGGCACATAATATGTGTCACGCCCTGTAAAAGGATTTTTGTAAGGTATACGAACGCATTCGCTTGCCCAACTTACTACACTAGGGTGGTTGTCGCAGAAACGCATAAATGTTAATTCCCAACCACTGCGATACTTAGGAGTACCTTTGCCTACGTACTTCTCGGGATTCAATATAGTGTAAAATCCCTGTGAATAGTTGTTAGCCATTATAGTTCACGATTTGCTATTGGAGAAACTGCTACTGCTGTTTTCTTAGTGTAACGAATTGTATCAGGTAAGTTAGTGTTAATGTGATCAAGTACAGATTGATCTACATCTAATGTTCCTTTGCCTACTGCACGTTCAATAAGAGCTTTAAAATTTAGTCCTAGGTCAATGCTTGCTTTCCACAGTGCCATTACAATTTGCTCAGCTGGAGAACGGCCAAGACCTAAGCTCAGGACCTGTTGTACTGCACGATCAAAATCAACTTGAGGTATTACTTTATATGTCATGATTAATAGTCCGTTGGTTTGTTAGTTTTCTTAACGTACTGTTGTTCTTTATTAGATTGACTGCTAGTTGCAGACGGATTGTTATTAACACTTTGTGGTACATATCTATCTGTCATTGAGCCGTCGGCATTGCGAGTACGTACTTGCGAACTATATCTTGGTGCTGTCTGTAATGCTTTCATGTCAGCTATATGTCTTGCCGTCTCACGTGATTGCGGGCTATTTGTTATTGGCGGGTTCTTTTCTAATTCAGCAAGATATGCTTTCTTATACTCTGGATTCAATCCTCGATCTTCTTTTACATAAGCAGACTCTTGTTTAATAAATTCTTGATTAGCGGCACTCAATGGCTTTCTGCTTTGTACTGATTCAGGCGTTTTAGGAACCGAGTCTTGTGTCTTATTAACTACTGCCGGAGTTGTTGCCCCTGTACTTGGACTTACTGTACCTGCGCGAGCAAGACGAGCAGTTTCTGCGTCAGACTGATTATTGGCTACTAAAGCTCGCTCTCGTTTTAGTGTTTCGATGTAACGTGCGTTTGGCGCCAATGTAGGATCACTACCTCTACTAAATCTAGCAATTTCTTTGTCATATTCGGCGGTTGAAACGTATCGTGTTTTCTCAGCCGCTGGAAATGCTGTAGTGCTTGCAGGTGCTGTCTGCGTTTTATTTCTATGTCGCGCTGATTGTTTTGTTAAGTTTGGATTGCCCCAGGCTGCACCAAGCGGTCCGTTTTCCTCACCGCCAGCTTGTACCCATTTACTTGGTCCTGTTTCAACATTAGCGTCAGCCTTAGGCGGCTTTGTAATTGGCACTGATACAACAGAAGGCTTTGACGGAGGCTTAGGCAATGCTTTAATACCAGCGCCTTTGTCGCCTTTGCGCGGACCTTTAAAGTCAAGACCTTTAACACCATCAATGTTCAAGTCTTCATAACGAAGTGTGATTGTCCAGACAACTGGGTCGCTTGTTGAGTAATCTAATGTGTCGTGTTGGGCATCAACAATGAATGCATTAAGCAATGTATAGACTTTATCGTCTCCGTCGCCACTTAAATTTTTCATTGTAATTTTTACTGTCAATGAAAGTATATCGTTTTTCTTAGTAACGTCTGGAGAATCAAATTGCCCTTTAACAAAGTCCCAAATTAGACTTTCTGCAACATTATTTGTTTGATCATAAAACGTCATTGTAATAGGTTCATAGTTCATTTTGGTCTGAACTATAGTTTTATGATTGTAAACGTTTACCACTTGTGTTTCAACTGAAAAGCGTGGAAGCTCGCAGGTCTTGGCAACAAGCGGTCCAGTGGACATTAAGCCCTTGGCTTCGCCGCCTTGACCAAGCGACAACTCTACCTCCCATGCAAATTTTAAGTATGGGAATCCGTTACCAAGAGGTCCAGAATTGACCTGCTTGTCATTGAGTAAAAGTTTTGTTGCTAAATTTGTAAACGCCATTGTATTCAATGGAAAAGGGTTATTTCTAACCCTTTTCTTTCTCCTTGTAAGGGCAAGCATTTCTGCTTACACTTACTTATCACTTATAGTTAAAGCGGACTATTACTCTGGTGACTCACCAGCTGAACTTGAATCAAGACCGTTGTCGCCTAAGCCGCCTGATAGGGCGTCAGTACCACCAATGTTGTGGTTAGCGTTATCGTACTTGATAGCAATAGTAATCTGTAATGGATCACTTGTTGCATAGTTGTTTTCACCGTAGTTTACGTTCTGGATGTAGCAACCTGCTAGTTGCCATGCATCTAAAACTTCACCTGGTTGACCACCGTCTAAGTTTTCAATAGCCATACCAAACTTATAGCCGCCACCTGCGCGAACGCTGGCTTGGTTAGCATGGTCAACTTGCTTTTGCATTTGTGATGCAATAGCTCGTGCTACATTACCTGTAACGTCATCACGCACAGTTAGCGTAATCGCATCCCATGTGTGCTTACCGGCTAAGTTGATACGTGAATTGTAAACATCTACAACTACGTCATCGTGTGTTAGGCTTGGGCGACTTACGCTTACAACTTGACTTGTTAGCTCTAAGTTTTGCAAAGGGTCGCTGTCTGAGCCAAATCCGTTTAATCTAACGCGGAAGCGATATGATAGCTTAGGTTGTACTAGAACCGCGCCTTCATTGCCTCCTGGTACGTTAAATTTGTCTAATTGAACTGCCATTTTATGTGTCTCCTGTTAGTGTTATTTAGCGTGTACCATTGGCAATCGCGCCAGTGTTTACAACACGAACTGGGATATAGATAAATTCAGCTGCCTTAACTGGCTCGATCGCCACGTCAATGTACAACTCGTTTCTATCAATTCGAGCAGGAGTGTTGTTTGTATCATCACAAACTACTAAGAAGTCGTATACCGCACGTTTAGAGTACATGTCAGCCAAGAATGCGTTAAACACACTCAAAATACGATTACGTGTACGCTGGTCGTTTGGTTCAAAGATGAACGGACGAGCAATAACTTCAAAACGTTCACGCAAGTAAGCTAACAAGCGACCTACGTTTACGCGGTCAAGTGCAGAGTTGCTCGGATACAATGTCTTTTGACCCCAGATGTATAAACCTTGGCCTGGGAAGTTAACCAATGGGTTAACATTCTTTTCGTACAATGCATCACGTGAACCTTGGTTTAATGCAACTGGAACGAATTCGTTTTCAGCATTAACTGTACCTAAGTTACTGATACCACTTAGAGCACCGCGGACTAAACCAGCTGGAGCAAACCATGGATAAGCAATTTGGTCGTTGTAAGCAATACCACGTAGAACTGAGTGACTTGCTGGAACTGCAACATCGTTACCGTCCAAGTCTGTTGATAAACCACTTGGGTAGTAAATTGCGGCGCTACCTGAACGTGTTACTAGGCCATCTGCACCGTTAGTGCCAGCGTTAGTACCTAAAGACCAGTTAACAACATCAGTGATTTTGTTGCTCAACTTCATTGGGGTATCAGCAATAACAAATGCTGTTTCTTTGCGGTCCAAGTTCAATGTAACCATTTCGTCGATACATTCAACATAACCTGGAGTAGCAATAATGTTGAAAACTAGTGTTTCTGCACGTAATTCGTCACTGCTTGTTAGTGCTTCTTGTAAACGCTTTACAACAACACGGCGTTGTGCCTTGTCGAACATGTATGGGGCGCCTGCTTTAGGACCACTGTCAACGTTACCAGATTCTGACTGCCAGAAACCTTCTGTTGCATTCCATGCTTTTACGTTACCAGAGCTTACTGCGCTGTTCCATAACAACATACCTTCTGGGAAATAAGCTGGGTTAGGAGCTTGATCATCCATTGGGTTAGCACCGTTCTCAACACCACTTGTGTCGCCAGCGTCGGCTGTTAAGTCTGCAAACAATACACCATCTTGTGTTGTTTGGTCTGCATTATCCTTAGCAACCCATTCGCTACCGTTCCATACTTTCAAGAATGGATAGTTAGCCATGTCGTTAGTATCAACCCATACATCACCAAAACTTGGGTTAGTAGGTGCAATAGTGTTTACATCAATTTGAGAAGCTGCCTTCCAAATTGGTGTATCATTTACTGTTGTCTTAACATAAACGTCAACCATTGTGCCTGCGTCATACCATAACTTGCCGTCTGGTAATGCACCAGTTGGGGCTGTAGGTGTTGCGCTGATAGTTGGAGTTGCCCATGCAGAACCGTTGAAACGTTTGATTACAAACTTAGCTTCGTTAGCTGTAGGGAACTGAATGTAAATGCTGTTTGTTACTAACTTGCTACCAAATGCCACTGTAGCAGTAGCGTTATCAGCATAACCAACTAATTGGTCAGCATTGTTAGCACCGATTACTTGTGCTGTCCAGCTTTCAGTGGTAGCATTGTACTTCTTAACTTTTAAAGACAAGCCTGAATTTGGACTTGTTGTCTTGAACCATACTGCACCGTTTGATGCTGTTGGAACTTGGTAGTGTGGAGAAACTGTTACTGGTGCGCTTAAATTGCCAGCTGTAACTGCAACCCATTCAGCACCGTCACCGCTACCAATTTTTTTGTAGAATGTCATTTCGTCATTAGAAGTGTCTAATGCGTAATCACCTTCGCTACCTTCGCCTGCGCCTGGCAAGCCGTTAGTTACAAAAACAGCCTTAGCTACCCATGAAGAGCCATTACCTTCAAACAAGCCCCATGTGCTTGCACTTGTATCTAACCAGTATTGGCCGTTTGTTGCTGGGCCAGTTGGAGCTTCTGCTTGTGGCTCTAATTCTTCCATGTTAAGGTCAGCACGTACTAAAACAGCACGGTTAGCAATACCTAGGTAGTAATAAGCGGCAAGCAAGCCGTATTCGTTTAATTCGTGACCGTGTACAGGTGTACCGTCAACGATAGTGAACTTTGGTTCACCGTATAATTGTACCAACTCGCGTTGGCTTGTAACAATAAGTGGTTTCTTAGCGAAAGGTGCAGTAGTGTATTGTGCAACTGAACCGTCTGGTGACGTCTTATTAGAACGTGTTGCTAAGACAATAACTGGAACTGTACCAGTGCCTGCAGATGCGTAGGCGCTTTCGTCAATAATCGAAACGCTTACACCTGGGGAACTTAATTGAGCCATTTTATATTTCTCCGTAATCTAAGGGATCATACCCTTTACGAAGATATTTAGCGCAAAGTGCTAAATTTGGCCCTATTTACCGAAAAATGCTATTTTACAATTTACTGGACAATCGTTGCTATACGTTTGTATAGATCATCAACAGTACCATTGTTATCTAGTATATAGTCAAAATTGGTTCCAACCCATGCTGTTTCGCTTGCATGAATCTTTTCATTGGCTAACCAATTTGCCGCTGACTCTACACCTTTGTTTGCTTGTACTGCAATATCAACCCAATGTGGTTGAATTCCACGTTCAACACATACAACAATGCCTCCTGCATTTTTGATTGCTTTGATTTCATTGGGGAAACGGCAATCAGAAATAACAATACTGTCTTCACTGTTGCGTAAACGTGATTCTAACGAAGCAATCCAAATATCATCATGAAAGCTACGACGACAAACTTCTGTGCCCCAAAGTTGCAATACCAATCGCGGAGTAAGCTCGGGCATGTTTAGTCGTTCTGCCCACCACGGATCGATTTGTTCTCTCCATTCACGTGCCTGTTTGGTACGACCTTCTAGTAGTTCGCGGTCCCAGCCAAATACGGCTGCAACTGCATCTTTAAGGGTAGCGGCAAATGAGTCTCTGCGGAACTCGTGGAAGTTAACCAAGTAGTCTGCGGCAGTGTCTTTGCCAGAACCAATAAAGCCACAGATACCAATAATTTGTTTAGTCATGTGTTATACTAACATAACTGCACAATAAAATCAACGGTTTTACTTTTCGTATTTTACCATAAAGTCAGAACAGGTTCTAAACATTTGTGGAACTAAATTTTTCTCTTTTTCAATTAACCTATGCAGGTCTGCAAACTCCTCTGCATAATTTACTGCTCTTAATGCGTTTAGTACCAACTCTACGCAACTGACATGAGTGTCATCTGAAAGATCAAATAGATCGTCATATGGTTTACCTTGTTGTTTTAATAGTGCATCAATGATCTTGGTCCATTCTGCGTTGTCAATGTTATTTGGTGTTAGCAAACATACTGTATCACATTCGAACACTTGGTCAAATGTAGAATAGTGTACACCTACTCCAGTAGCTTCAACAAATTTAAAGCTAGCAGTATCTGTGGGATCAGTGATGTTATCACAGTTCATTAGAGCATGGCTATAGTTGGCCCATACTCCTGTTTTAACCCATGACAAGAATGAAACCACAATACTACTTAGATGATGCTTGTCTCCGGTTAGGATAATATAATAACCATTAGCCAACAAGCGGGCAAGCTCATCTCGATCAGTTACCGTAATATATGTTTTCTTGCTCCAGGAGATTTTTCCTGGAAGCATTGCAATCCAATGGTATATCTTATAAAGTAGTGTAGAGTACTTTGACATTATCCAAAAATGAATCCCAATGGTGTGCCACCGTCGGCAAATGTTTTTAGATCGTCTTCTAGCTTTTCAATTTCAGCTTGTGCTTGTGTAATCAAGTCGTTACCGTTTAATGTAACGCCACCTTGTGGGCCAGCTAGCTGTGCAAATTTAGAACGGGCTTGACCAAGCATCATCTTTGCTTGCGCTGTTGCATAATCTCTAATCCAAGGACCCGAGCCTGTATCAGCTAACAATGCTTCGTCAGGGCGATAGTTATAAGTGTGTAGCAATACTGATTCTTCACCCTTGATGTTGCGGTGTAGATTAAGTTGCTTACTTGTTTGACTCCAAGTAAATGTAACGTGGGCACCAAACATACGTCCCATCAACTCACGTTGCCCCATGTAAAGTTCAAAGGATAACAAACCTTGTCCACGTGCGGCATTAAGCATATACATGTTTAAGTATGCGGCTTCAAATGGTTCAAAGCTGGTACTTGTAGTACCTACACCGCCAGCACTTGCACGGTAAACAACTTTAACGTCAATGACTTCATCTGGTAGAGTGTACAGGCTGTTGCCAGCTGTTAAGTTTAGTAGCATGAAGCTTTCTTCTACTGCTCTACTAGAACGTTGGCGGTATTTGCCAACGGCTTTATCAATAGCTAGGTCGTAGTGTTCTTTATCTAATTCGACATCTACTAAGCCACCACCAAGCATTAGCTCAATGTTTTTTGCGGCTTTAGAACGTTGTGTTGTGTTGTTTTGCATGTGCAGTCTCCAGTATTATTTACCGAAGACTGCACTGCTAGTCCTTACTTAATTGCACGAAGCAGGATTGTTTCTGGACTAATACGTCCTTTTAGCTTGGTTTCTACAGACTTAATAGTGTCCATAAACTTGCGTAGGCCGGGCTTACCTTGTGTTTTAAACTCGGCTAGCTTTTCTGCAGGCTTGCGTAGTGTCTTGCAAGTGCTCTTAATTTCATCAAACCCAATAATAGCAGAGCCTTTAACACCAAGTGTGCTAATAGCCATGTCCCCGTGTGTGGATACTACGAAGCGACCCAACTTGCGTGTCTTAGTATTATAAGTCCACAGCTCACTCATACCCAAAATCTCAGTTGGGTTGATACTCTTAAGTCCAAGTTCGGCAAATTCCTTAAGATACTTGAGACCTTTAACTTGACGTTCAGGTGGCACAGGCTTACGCTTGGGTTTGGCACGAGTGGCAATCTTGCTTGTCTTATATGCCATTGCATCGTTAATGATGCTTTCATACATTTTAATGTATGCTTTGACATCACGCTTGCCCAAGTGCTTGTATGCTTCCATCAACTGACCATCTTTGCCTTCAAGCAATTCATTCATTTCGTTGATGCGCGGCTGGATTAGATCCACAATCTTAGACGAATACTGAACTGCAATATTTGCAACCGACAGTAGATGGAATACCTTAGGGTCCTTGCCATCTGTAATAAAGTCGTCAATTGCACCTTCGATATCGCCCATTGTTTCGCTAAACTTTTCGGCCAGGCGATCTTGGATAGTTTCTTTCTTTACAACAGGAACATCTTTTTCTGCTTCAACTTCGTCAGCATCATCTTTGCCTGCTTTTACAGACTTTTCAATTTCTGCTTTCAACCATGCGGCAGTATCTCGTCCTTGATTGAAACCCGGGTGTACTGCGGGCATACCTCTCACTAAACATGCGGCAACACCACATAATGTAGAAGAAACTCGAGTGTCTTTTAGCTTACGGAATTCTGCAATAGCATCTTTCTTGTACCCTGCCGATTCCATCCACTCTGCTACTTTTGGGCGCAACTCTTTGGTGCTACTTTCAAGTCGGTAGTACTCCATAGCACGACGAAAGTGTCGTGTAAATTGCTCACCATTAAACTCAGCGGCACCTTCCCAGGATGGGCTAAAGTCCTTAACTCCGCGGCCTCGTTGAGCATTTACTTGTTTAGCAGTGACCCGTGTTTTCTTAACAGGTGCCGCTTTTTTCTTGGTTGCAGTAGCCATTTCTTACTCCGTTTAGTGTCGCAATGATGTTATTATAACTTATCAGTGAACGTCTGTCAACCGGTAAATAACACTAAGAAACAGGTCCTTTTTGGTCCTGCAGGGAAAACATGCCTAAATTATCACTTTGGAAAAACGCTAAAACGCAGGATTACCACTATCAGGACCGCTTGATCCGCGAAGCTGTGGGTGCCGGTGGCACCTCTATATTGATCCACAAATATCTTGGACCAGCGGCTGTAGAAGATGGATCTGATCCTGCCAAGCCAAACCTGGCTGAAAAGGGCGAAATCAATGAAATGGACATTCAGGACATTTTGTTTATGGAGAACCGTGATCGTGTTTATGACACTACAGTTTATGAATTACGCGGAACTTACAACGTAAGTGACCAGGACTTTGATTTGAGTCAATTTGGTTTGTTCTTAAACGCTGATACACTTTTTATTACATTTCACACAAACGAAATGGTAGAACGATTGGGCCGCAAACTAATGGCCGGTGACGTACTTGAACTACCACACTTAAACGATGACTTATTGTTAGATGCAAATGCAAAGAGCATTAACAAATTTTATGCTGTTCAAGATGCCGCACGTTCAGCAGAAGGCTTTGGCCCAACTTGGTGGCCGCACTTGTGGCGTATCAAGGCCGCACCTATTAACGATGCACAAGAGTATCGTAGCTTACTAGGTGACCCAGAAGATGAAGATAGTTTGAAAAATGCATTGAGTACGTACAACAAAGAAATTGCAATTTCAAACGCTATTGTTGCGTCAGCTGAGGTTGTTACACCTGCGGCTGGTTATAAGAATACAGAATTTACTGAATCAACTTATGCTCCTGTTATCAATGGCTTTGACGGATCTGGTGAATCAAGTCTGGCTGTTAATTCTTCAGAGAATGTAGCAGTTGGTGGTGACACCACAAACATTGAAACTGGATTCTCGTTTCCTATCGCTCCGTCACAAGGTGACTTGTTTGTTAGAAATGATTTCCAACCGCAACGACTATTTGTGTATCGTGGCAACAAGTGGCACAGACTTGCTGACAACTCAGCTTCAACTGGTTGGGCAACATCTGCAACTAATGCAGGACCGTTTATCAACAATAACGCAACTACAACAAATAACGCCGGCGAGACTGTTCCACAACGTCAAGCACTAAGTGGCGTATTTGTTAAACCCAAGGCAGACAATTAATGGCACAACAATATTTTTATGATCAACAGATACGCAGATGGCTACTACAGTTCATGCGACTGTTTGGCGGCTTCTCTGTAAAGATGGGCAAGGATGCAACGGGTGCAGACAACTACCATCAGGTTCCTGTTCGCTATGGCGATACAACTCGTATGAGCCAACACATCCTGCGTTCCAATAGTGAAAACACTATTCTAAGTGTGCCTGCTATTAGCTGTTACATTGCCGAGCTTGTTCCTAATGCTGAGCGCCGTATGACTCCTTCGTTTGAAGATAGTGTACAGATTTACGAAAAGAAATATGATCCAGTAGGACAAACATTTGAAGATGCTGTTGCTGAAACTTATACATTAGAGCGTCATGCTCCTATCCCGTTTGACTTAACAATCAACGTTGATGTGTGGACTAGTAATACAGAACAAAAGCTACAACTACTTGAACAGATTCTATTATTGTTCAATCCAAGTGTAAACTTACAAAGCAGTCAAAACCCATACGATTGGACAAGTTTGGCAGTGGTTGAACTAATTAACGTTACATGGACTGCACGTAGTATTCCACAAGGCACCGACGATATTATTGATGTTGCAAGTTTAATCTTCTCGTTGCCTATCTTCTTGACACCACCTGCTAAAGTTAAACGTCAGGTTCTAATTCACAGTATCTTAAACAACATCACAGGCGACTATCAGTTCATTGACGACATTACAATTGGTCTTAATAACAAGCCTATTTCATCGCGACAGTGGATTACATTTAAGGATAGACACATCCGTGTTACTAGCGATTCAATACAATTGCTAACCAATAGAAACACTACAACTGACACAGAAAATGTTGTGCCAGCAACGCTACGCTGGAACGAACACTTTCAAAACTATGGTGGGTTTAAAAATGGTATCACCGAGATTAGATTAAAACTTGGAAGTGCAATAGACCCGCATGAAGTAATTTTAAGAATCTCTGAGAATACTGAAAACGAAAACTTATTGTTCTATACAGTAGATACTTCAACACTTCCTAACGATACTATCTCTATGATCAATGGTGTAGTGGACCCAACAAGAAGTGCGCCAGGTAACGGCAATATTCCACCTGTGCAAGCTGGCCAGCGTTACTTGCTAACAGATTCTGTTCCGCAAACAGGATTGTGGGGTACAGTGATTGCAGATGCAAATGATATTATCGAATACAATGGAAGCAACTGGATTGTTAGCTTTGATGCAAGTGCAGTTAATGCGCCTGCTTATACTACAAACGCAAACACCATGGTCAAGTTGTATTACACTGGCACTGAGTGGGTAGTAGCAATTGAAGGAATATTCGAACAAGGCTACTGGCGCATTGTCAACTAAATATTTTTATGAGAGCAGTTGGCGCATTAATCGTTAGTAAGAAAACAGGGAGAGCTATGATGCAACTTCGTAGCCCTTCTGAAACGCATAGCATGTGCTGGGGCTTATGGGGTGGCAAGTTAGACGGTAATGAAGGCGACCTTGAAGGGCTAAAGCGAGAGTTGTGTGAGGAGCTTGGTTATCCAGGCGTCCCAAATACTATTGCCATGAGTCATGTCTATACATTTACAACTCGAGACAAACGCTTTCGCCATGTTAGCTATCTAATATTATGCGAAGAAGAATTCGTCCCTACAGTAGATGAAGAAAGTGCTGGCTATTGTTGGGTTAACTTGTGGGAATGGCCGCAACCACTACATCGTAATACTGCCAAGATGTTTAACAGCAGAGGCTTTCGAGAAGCATTAGAGGGTTTATTGGATGGCGTTAAGAGTAATTAAAAATACTTTACGACAGCCAGAAATATATACAGGGCCGCATCGACAAATTGATGTAGAGCAATGTTGGCAAAGTCACTTAAACAATCCACTGTTGAATAAGCTGTATAAAGATTCTGTTTGCTACACAGAACGTTGGTACTTAGAAACTCGTCGACTTATAAACGAAGAACTGTGGTATCATCCGCTACTAGTCAGCTTGTTGTTAGACGAAAAACTAAAACTTGATCTAATAAAAAGCACCATTGTTGATGCTGTTAATATGCGAAGTATATTAAACGATTCTCGTTATCCAGAGTTTCAAATGTCAGCTGGTGTTAATTTAAAAAAGCTCACTCGCTGGTGTGCATTTTTTGTTAGCTTGCCTGATTCACATGAAACTCTTGTTGCCCTAAATGGCCAATCTTCCGACTAAGATCTAAGTCGCACCAAATCTTGATTCCATTGTGATCGAGTAAATCACAAAATCCCATATCTTCTCCGTGCCATGTTGAACTTGGTGCATGCCACTTTAGTGGAAAATGTGGACTTGGCATTTCATCTGCAATGGTCGCTCGCATTAACAAACAACCAAACCCAGTGTAACGTACTTGAGTCAACCCATGTCCTGTAGTGTCAACTGGCTCTACCGGATCAATGGAATGAAATGCAGTTGGATGGAAAGGTGGTACACGTTTTGAGTATGTCGCACATACCACTTTCTTTTTGTGCTCTAATAACCTAACGATGACATCTTCAGGGAATGTCATGTCGCTGTCAAGCCACATAATGTGTTCTGCATTATATTTGTCAACTGCAAGATTTAGCAACACTTGTCGCTGGTTGCTTAATACTGTACCAGCATCCATTTCAAGTATTACAGGAATACCTTGTTGTTCTGTGTATTTGATAGCTTGAACCAGACAGTAGGTAAACTTTGCATGTACCATTCCGTTAGTAGGAACGCATATAACAACCTGCTCACTTAGAACAGGTTGCTTGTCAAACACAGAACGAGATGACTTACCGAACATTACTCTTCAGATGTATCAACGTTTGCTAAATTTGCTTTACGTTCAGCAATACGTGTTGTTTTGTTAATAACATTTAAGAATGTTTGGCAACGGCTAATTGTTTGCTCATACAACTCTGCTGGCAACTTTAACATTTGCGCCATATTTTCAGTCGTAACATTCTGTGTCAATGCCTCAACTGCGGCTTTACGTGCAAGCTCTTCAACCCAGAATTGTGGTTCTGCTTCTTCGACTGCGCCTGCAATATCTGTACCAATTTCTTCTTTTAATTCTGCAATGCGGCCATTGATGATGTTCATCTCATCGAGTACAATTTGTTTTTGCCAATCGGTTGTTGCCTTTTCCAATTCGCTGTTTAAAAATTCCATCTCTTGGCAAAGAGAAACCAACAAGCGAGGACCACTTGCTACGCTATATACAAAGTTTTCTCTTTCAAAATTTGTACGGAATGGGACTTGTTTTAATACTGCTCGTGTATTGTTTAGGATTTCGTTTTGAGTTAGTGGCATGAAAGCTCCTTCTATGTTCTACTATGTATCATTTTAATTTTAGAAATTTTAGCCAAAAAGAAAGGGTGTTGCCACCCTTTCTTTAGCATAACACTATTAGATGTTATATGGTGTTGTACGGCCACCAAATGTGCTACTTAAACTAACAGAGCCAGAACCGATACCTAAGTATCCGCCTAACGTACCACGTAGTGATAAGTTAGAGCCTGTTGTGTTAGAGTAACCTCGTTTGACATTACCAAACGAAATTGACGATCCAGTTGCTGGAAGAATTGCCATTTTATTTGCCTCCTCTTTTCACTGAATTAATGTAAAGTCTTCTTTACAAGTGCCTGTAGTTCCTCGATTTGTGCTTGTTGTTCTTTAACAGCGTTAACTAGAACAGAAACAACTTTGTCATAACGAATAGTCTTGTAGCCTGCGATACCAGATTCTGTTACCAATTCTGGCAATACTGCTTCAACTTCGTCAGCCATTAAACCAATTTGATCCATGTGCTTTGGAAGACCTAAAGACATAGCAAGATCGCTGGAGTCGTATGTGTAACCATTGATAGCCATAACTTTACCTAGGGCACCATCAATCTTAGATACGTTTGTCTTCAAGCGTGAGTCAGAGTAGTAAGCTGTAATTTCGCCTGTAGCAGTAATACCACCACTAACAGACAAGCCTGCGTTCATTGCTACTGCACCAGTGAATGTACCACCACCCCATGGGCTACCAGATGGGCCTGTAGGACCTGTTGGGCCTGTTGCACCTGTAGGACCTGTAGGGCCAGCGACACCTTGAATACCTTGTGGGCCTGTAGGGCCTGTTGGACCTGCTACTGTAGAAGCCGCACCTGTTGGACCTGTTGGACCTGTTGGACCTGTAGGACCTGTAGGACCTGTAGGACCAGCAACACCAACACTCCATGTGCCGTCACCGCGCCAGAATGTACCAGCACTTGCGCCTGTACCACTGTTCAACTTGCTTACTGGTAGGTTACCAGCAATACCAGTTAATGTCAAACCAGAAATAGCAGAAGCTAATTCTGTGTCAGTTGCCATTGCATCTTGAATTTCTTTCAATGTGTCAAAGGCTGCACCTGCGCCGTTTGTAACTGCGGCAATAGCGGCTGCTTGAGCGGCGTTTGCTTTTGTAGTTGCATCGGCTGCGGCTGCGCTGATTGCGGCTGCTTGAGCGGCATTAGCCTTAGAGCTTGCATCAGTTGCGGCTGCTGTAATAGCGGCTGCTTGAGCGGCATTGGCTTTTGTTGTTGCATCAGTTGCGGCTGCGGCAATCGCTTCAGACTTGGCTGTAGCGGCTTTTGTTGTTGCATCAGTTGCGGCTGCGCTAATAGCTTGGCTCTTTGCAGTAGCAATAGCTGTATCACGAGCAGTAGCTTCTGCGGCAACTTTTGTTGTCGCATCAGTTGCGGCGGCTGTTTGAGCATTGTTAGCTTTTGTTGTTGCATCAGTTGCGGCTGCGCTAATAGCTTGGCTCTTTGCAGTAGCAATAGCTGTATCACGAGCAGTAGCTTCAGTTGCTACAGTAGTATCAACATAACCTTTAGTACTTGCATCGCCTGTAGCAGATGGTGTACCTAAACCAGTGATCTTGTTGCTGTTCATTACAACAGAACCGTTAACGTTCAATGAAGAATCAAAACGTGTTGCTTCTTTGAAACGCTGTGGTGTTGTGAAAATACCGCTGAAGTTTGTATCTTCTGCGTCAGTTGCCAAACCGTCAGTTGTAGTTAATGTGGCTGCAAGAATAGAAACGTTACGCTCTAAGTCGGAAATACGACGAAGACTTGATTTGCTACCAGAGAAAACGATATCGTTATCGCCAACAGTTGTTGCTACTACTAGAGCACCAGACTTGTCGTATTTGTAATCTTTTGATTTGTCCAATGATACTTCAGTTGTAGTACCACTGCTTTTTAATTTACGTTTATTATCAGACATTTTATCTCCTTTGAGTTTACTGGCACGGAGGATAAACTAGTGTTTTCCCAAGTGCGTTGTTGCCAACGTACAGGCAGGGGATGTCAAACCCCTGCCGTTAGCCAGTTAAATTATGCGAACTTTAAACCAGTTACTTCAATTTCGTCATCTGTAGACAACAAACCAGCAACAATAGTTACTGTAGAACCGCTTACGCTAAATTCTGTTGGACGTAACAATGTACGGTTTACGTAAACATTGTAGTGTTTAGCTGTAGCTAAATCAGAGAATGTAAACGCAACTGTACTTGTTGCATTAGTCGCGGCTTGTGCAGATGTAACAGATTGGAATGCACTGTGGAAGTTTGTTAAACCGCTACCAACACGAGTTGCTACGCGAGCATCTGTGTAGTATAGGTTTGTAGAACCTTCTGTGATTTCGTCTGTGTTATCTTTACCAGCGACTGCGGCTGCAATGGCTGCGGTACGAGCAGTTGCTTCTGCGGCAACTTTAGCTGTTGCATCAGCGGCTGCTGTGGCTGCGGCTGCTACTTGAGCGGCGTTGGCTTTTGTTGTTGCATCAGTTGCGGCTGCGGCAATAGCGGCTGCTTGAGCGGCATTTGCTTTTGTAGTCGCATCAGATGCGGCTGTAGCAATAGCGGCTGTTACAGATGCTGATGTAGCGGCGCCAGAAATGTCTGCTACACCAAGTGTAACTGAACCACCTAACGCAACAGAAGCACCGTTAACGGTAATGCTGTTGTTTGTTAATGAGCTGTTAGGAATAGAACCTAAGCTGATTAAACCGCTTGCGCTGTTATAAGCAACACCACTTGAGCTGTTTGAGCTTAATGCGGCACGAGCACGAGTATTTGAGAAGTACAAGTTTGTTGTACCTTCAGACAATGTGTCTGTGCTTGTAGCGATTTGTGTGTAAACTGCGCCATCGTTAGTGAATGTCCACTTTTGTAAACCTTCGTTCCAACGTAATTGTACGTTTGCTTCGTCACCACGTTCAACTTCAAGACCTGCGTTTTGAGTTGGAACACCTGTTGCATCACTGTTCAATGTAACAATGTTATCAGCCAAGCTAATTGTGTTTGAGTTAACACTTGTTGTTGTACCGTTAACTGTCATGTTACCAGCAATAACAACACCTGTTGATG